ATGACTTTTGACGCAGCAATCCTTCAGATAATTAGCAATTTACTGGTGTTTTTTGGTGTGCTGGTCGCCATTTTCGCGATCATCTATACCCTAAATAATTCGAGTTGCAGGAAGGCGGCAAGGGAGGGAATCCCGATGAGCTTACTCAGGTAAGTAATTCGGGTGACTGAGCGCAGCCAACGCATCTGCGGCTTGAAGTATGACGGGTATATAACGTGCGTACTGCGAAAAAACACAGACGGCAAACTTTCTTTTTGAAAGTCGCCAGGATGTAAAGTACACCGAGTCACTTCATGTGTTGAAACAAGCTCATCGGTCTAATAAATCTTTCCGGGCTTATGTTTTTCCCTCTGATGATAAGCAGATTACTGAAGAAGATATGGACGAGCGACGTAAATTTCAGTACATCCTGAATTTTTACGAAAGGGTAGCCGTCAGCATTAGGGAGGGCATCTACGATGAAAAGATGATAAAGCGTACATCTTTTTCGACAGTCATTGAAACCTATGACATTGCAGAGCCCTTGATAAAAGCTATACGCGAAAAAATCAACTCAGAAACTACCTATCAAGAATTTGAATGGCTTGTTAAACGGTGGAAAGCAAAACCACTCGAGAAGAACTAGCGGCCTCTTTTTTACATCGATGATTCGGTAATCACTCCCCAAAAAAAAGCCCTCCATCATGGAGGGCAAAAGACAGGGATGGTGTAGAATTTATCCCTGTATATATATGAAATAAAAGGATTTATTTCTTTCAATGTCCACACGTTGACCACATCGAACAAACAAGCCCGCTTCAGCGGGCTTACTCTTCTTTAGTTACTTCCAACCGCAGGCTTTTTGTAGCGGCTTAATGGCTTCCGATAATCCCTTTAGGTCAAATGTAACCGCTGCGGAGTTTTCGTTGTACGGAGTGATCTGAGCATACATCTTTTCCGCAGACATTAAGCTCTTAATGAAATCAATTGTTCTTCCATTGTAAAAAACCGCTTTCGTGTCTGTTGATATTGACCATGTTCTGGTAACGGCTTTCTGTTTATCCAGCCTGTGCAACATCCTTGTTTCATCAAGCCCGAGATATACATCCCAATTGATGTACAGTTCTGTTTTCCTCTCGCGGCACAAAATATTCAACTCCGGCCTTACTGATCCCCCAAACGGTGATGCAAATGTTTCATTGGCACCCAATGAAACAACGACGTTTTGCGAATCATCAATTGGCGATATTTTTGTATGAACACTCCAACTCCCTTTGTTTTCTGGCGTTGGTTGGTCGCTCACCTTGCTTTTAGTAAATGTCGTCGGGAAAAACCTATCATAACAGGCAAGACGTTTTGTTCCGTTCGTCTCATCTTGGCACTGATCCCGGTCTTCCAGCTTCTGATCGTTCTTTGTATATGTCGGAGGCAGTGACTTGTCATAGCACCCAATCCGATCTATTCCACTTTCTATTTTTCTGCAATGTAGTACGCCGTCGAAATTCTTTGAGCTTGCCTTTGCTCCAACCGACAGAGCGGCAAGTGCGATACAACCAGCGGCAACATACCAAAATCCGTTTTTCATGCAATCACCCCTTTGGCCTGGTCAAAAATACAAACATCCCGATGATAATATCGCCAATTACCCATATCGTTCCGAGCATAAATAAACCTATGCCCGTCCCGATTGCTGCACCCGCTCTCTCGGCATCAGAACCGGCAGATTGAATCACTTCCCCGCTACCACCAATCCCGACAAAGGCGCTATAAATCATGAAAATATTAAACAAAATAAAGATCCATTTAACTAATTTGCCAAAGAGCGATCGAGTCGGTTTTCTTAATTGTTTCCCGCATGACGGACACTTAAATGCCGTATCGCTGACTTCCTTTTTACACTCAGAACAACTAATTAATGCCATGACATACCCCTTACGTTTTTATGCTTAACTTTACTTAATGCTTGCATTTATAAGGTGTTTATCAGAGTTTAGTCAATTGACAACACGGAAAACAAAGCCCCGAATTTTCGGGGCTTTGTTTTAGATGGCGAGGTTTAATTGATCGCGGCCGTAATGTGATGATGGAAACGCGTCTTTTGGCACAAAGTCCGGCGGCACATCCTCGCATCTGGTGCGGGCTGTAACCAGGCGTTCAACGCTGTTAAGCGTCGTGAATGTGATACTGCATTCCAGATTTTGACACTGATGATATTGACGCACTGTCATTTCACTGAGCTGGCGACTGGTACGCGTGCGCGCGACGGCGCCACAATGAGGGCAAATAAACATGATTGAATCCCCGGCGGGGTTTGACTCAATTCCATTCTAGTCACTTTCCGCTATCCAGTCAGCGATTTTTGCCTCCAACTCCAATTGTGATGTGAAGCCGTTGCCGTCAATAACGTGCTCAATGCGCGATATTATCCATTCCTGATTATCAATATCCGACTTAAAACCACTGACTGATACCGGCACTTCCGGATAGAGATCGGCCCGGCCCCGCGCCAGGGTAATAGAGAATTGCGCTGCGCCGCGTTGCAACTGCTGCCACTTCGCCGCTGCCGCGCGCCTGGCTGCTGTTTCGTTCTGATAGGTTTTCCGCAGCACGTAGACGTTCCCGTCTGCGCCCTCCATGTAATCGCCTTCGCGGCTGCTGCTTTTTTCCTGTTTCTTTTTTGTTGCCCTGGTTGTTCGCTTTTTTACGCTGACCTTTTTCTTTTTCCCAAAATTCAGATCCAGCCAATACGCTCTGACGCCGGTATAGGCATCACGATCCGCAATGCGGAAACTGTGACGATCGCCGCTTGAACGGGTGATTTCCGCTGCCGGCAATGGTTTGCCGGATGCGCTCACGCCGCCGCCTGGCAGAATAAACAGCAGGCACCCATTCTTTACCGTGGCGATGGCGCCCAGCATATCGGCCATGCGGGTTAAGAACGACATATCGCTTTCTTGTGTCTGGTCTGCGTGGTCGATCTCCAGATCCATTAGTTGCGTACTGATGTAGGGCTTAAGGCTGTAGCGGTGCGCGATAGCTGATACAACGCGCTCTACCGTCACGTCATGCCATGACACCTCGCGCTTGACGTTAAACTCGTCGCGAAAATCAGCACTTCTGGCTGTGATCTCGATAGTGTCCGGTGGCCCTGAATGCGCCACCTCATCAACAATGAAAAGCCCTTTATAGACCAGCGCTTCGCCTTTCCATCCCATTGATACTGATAACTCGGCGCCGCGTGGCGGCAGGTTAATGCGCCCGTCCGTATCGTCAACGGAAAGCGTGACCTGATCGGCCTCAAACCCCCGGTTGTCCGTCATTGAAAGCGAAATCAGCCGTTCATCCAGCAATAGCAGCGTTTTTCCGCCCATTGTGATGTTAAAGCCTGGAACCTTAACGGCTTCCGTCAGTGCGTTATCGAGATCTGAAACCCCTGATTTCAGCGTTTGCTGAATATCCGTCAAATTACTGAATGCCATTTTTCACCCCCGACGCAAATAGTTTCATGCGCGCGCGAGGCGGCAAACTGTCATTTGTTGTCGCCTGTCTGCAACAACCTTAAGCGCGTGTTTGCTTTACTGTTTTCGTGGAACATCACCCTGAACTCACTACGAGGTGGCAAACATGACTGACGCTTTTTTCCACGGCGTTCGTGTCCGCGAAAACACCGATCTGGTAACGGCCATCAATGACATTGACTCAACGGTCATTGGCATTGTGGGCGTTGCTGACGATGCAGACGCTGACACGTTCCCGCTTAATACCCCCGTACTTATCACGCGCGTAAATAACGTGCTGGGTAAAGCGGGGAAAACTGGCTCGCTTTACAAAAGCCTGAAAGCCATTTCCGACCAATGCAGCCCTAAAGTAATCGTGGTGCGCGTGGCGGAGGCAAAGGAAGGCGAGGGCAATCAAACGCAATCACAGCTTGTGATCGGCGGCACTGCGGCTGATGGCAGCTATACCGGCATGTACGCGTTTTTGACGGCGGAACAGAAAACCGGCTATCGCCCGCGCATCCTTTCCGTTCCCGACTACGACACGATAGAAGTTGCTACCCAGCTTTGCGTTATCGCGCAGAAACTGCGGGCATTCGTTTACGCTTATTGCCACGACTGCGAAACCATCGCGGAAGCGAAAGAGTACCGCACAACGCTGAACTACCGGGAAGTAATGCCAATCTGGCCCAACTTCATCGCGTATAACTCGCTGACCGGGCAAAACGAGGAATTCCCCGCGGTGGCGTATGCCTGCGGCCTGCGCGCGTCGATTGATAACACGCAGGGCTGGCACAAATCCTTGTCTAACGTTGCCGTTAACAATGTGCTGGGAATTGCAAAAGATGTGTTCTGGGCGCTGCAAGCGGAAGATTCCGACGCCAACGAACTGAACGCGCACGAAATCACCACGCTGATTAAGCGCGACGGGTTCCGGTTCTGGGGCAACCGCACCACCGATCCCGATAAAGAGTACATCTTTGAGGTGTACACCCGTACCGCGCAGATCCTGGCCGACAGCATCGCGGAGGCGCAATTCACCACCGTTGATAAACCGCTGACGCCGGCCAACGTTAAAGACGTGGTGAGCGGCATTAATGCCAAATTGCAGGCATTAGTCACTGCCGGAAAACTGATCGGTGCGGCGTGCTGGTTCGACATCGTTGATAACCCAACGACCGGGTTACGCCAGGGCAAGTGCATTGTGCGTTACAACTATACGCCGGTCCCGCCGCTGGAAGATTTGAGCCTGTATCAAACCTTCACCGATCAGTATTTTGAAACCGCTTTTTCTTCATTGGGGGGCGCGTAAATGGCCGTACCTAAAAAGCTCCGGCTGTTCACTTGTTTCGTGGATGGCGACAACTATATCGGGAAGATCCCCAGCGTGACGCTGCCGAAAGTGACGCGCAAAACGGAAGATTTTCAGGGCGGCGGGATGATTGGCGCCGCGGCTGTCGATCTCGGCCTTGACTCTGGCGCGCTTGATGCGTCGATGCAGGTCGGCGGTTTTGAGGAACAACTGATTTTGAAATACGGCGGCGATATCGACGAGCTAAAATTGCGCTTTGTCGGCGAGTTTTACACCGGCGGCACCAGTTCGATTGTCGAGGTTGAGATGCGCGGGCGCATTACGGAAATCGACGGCGGCGACTCAAAGCAGGGCGATGATACCAACCAGACTTACGCCATCAAAAACACGTACTACAAGCTGTCTATTGATGACCAGCCGCTGCTTGAGTTTGATTTGCTCAACTTCATTTACAAGCGCAACAACGAAAACCTTTACCCGGATCGTGTGCGTTCAGCGCTCGGTCTGGGCGGCTAACCCATAACGCCGGCGCCACACTTCCCGGCGGGGGCGTGGCTATGCCGGCAAACATAGTCATTGCTGACTGTTCCGGCCAACTTTCAATATTTAAATGGCGGCGCTAACCGCCAGGAGAGAAAAACATGACCGCAAAAACAATCGCGCTCACGGCGTCCATTAAGCGCAAAAGCGGCGACGTTAATCAGGTTGAAATTACCGACGCCATCAAACAGGCCGGATCGCTGCGCGGCCTGCGCCTGGGTGACGTAATCAATCTGGACTTTGACGCCGTATCAACGCTGTTAACCCGCGTCACTGCGCCGGCGCTTACCCTGCCCGAAATCGCCAGCCTGCCGACTTCCGATTTTGTTCGACTGAATGAGGCATTGGTGCCTTTTTTAGCGCCGCAGGCGCCTGCCGAACAGAGCGAGGCGGAGACGGGGGATCAGTAACCGTCCTGCTGTTTGACCGTGTGGAGGATCTGATCGCAGATATCGCCACTATTTTTCACTGGCCGCTCTCGGAAATGTACGGCATGGAGCTTTGCGAGCTGATAGCCTGGCGTGAGCGGGCGGCTGTCAGAAGTGGAGCCAATCAAGATGAAGAGCCTTGATATCCGTGTCGCATTTAGCGCCATTGATAAGTTTACCCGCCCCGTCAATGCCGCCCGTAATAGCGCGGGCGGTCTTTCTGAATCCATCAAAAAAACCCAGGCGGCGATCAAAAGCCTGGAGTCGCAAAGCACCTCTTTTCAAAAGCTGCGCAACAGCACCAACGACACCGCGCAAAAACTCAATAAGGCCCAGCGTGAAGCGGCAGGGCTAAGCCAGCGGCTGAAAGAAACCGGCACCCTGTCTGATGCGCAGCGTGCGAAACTTGACGGGTTGCGCACAAAGATAACCACGCTTTCCACCGCCTACAGTGCGCAAACAGCCAAACTCCGCGAGGTGGGGCAGGCGCTGCGCCAGCATGGCGTTACGCTTTCCAGCGGCAGCGGGGCGATTCAAAGCGCCATCCGACGCACAGAACAATACAGCCAATCCCTTGAACGAGAGCGGCGGCAACTTGCTGCCGTCACTACGGCGCGCGCTCGTTACGACAAGATGCGGCAGACGGCCGGTAACTTGCGCAGCTCTGGCACTGGCGCCGCATTGGGCGCTGCGGCTGCGGGTTATGCCGGCGGGCGCTTTCTGGCGCCGGCCGTGGGCTTTGATGAGGAAATGTCTCGCGTTCAGGCGTTAACCCGGCTGGACAAAGGCGATCAACAAATGGGAGCGCTGCGCGACCAGGCAAAGAAACTCGGCGCCGAAACGGCATTTTCTACGCGCGATGCGGCCAGCGGCCAGGCGTTCTTAGCGATGGCCGGCTTTACGCCGCAATCTATCCAAGACGCCTTGCCCGGCGTGCTTAATATGGCGCTGGCCGGCGGCATGGATCTGGGTGAAAGCGCTGATATTGGTTCTAACGTCTTGTCTCAATTTTCGCTCGATGCCAGCCAGATGGATCGGGTCAGTGACACATTGACCGCCGCATTCACCCGAACCAACACCGACCTGCGCAGTCTGGGCGATACGATGAAGTACGCCGGGCCTGTTGCATCCAAGCTGGGGATCGGCCTTGAGGATGCCGCCGCTATGGCCGGCATGCTGGCAAATAACGGCATTCGCGGCAGTGATGCCGGCACCGCGATGCGCGCCAGCCTTTCCCGACTTGCGTCACCCCCCAAAGCCGCAGCGTCGGCATTGAAAGAGCTTGGCGTGTCGGTTGCGGATGCGCAAGGCAAGATGCGCCCCATGCAGGATGTGCTGGGCGATCTGTATAAAGCCACAAAAAAATATGGCGACGTCGATCAAGTATCTTTCTTTAAAGATATTGCGGGCGAGGAAGCATTCGTCGGGCTGCAAACGCTGGTTCAATCGGCCGGCAGCGGGGCGCTTGGTAAACTCTCTGACGATCTGAAAAACTCCGGTGGTGAAGCGATAGCCGTCGCAAAGAAAATGGCAGATAACCTGAGCGGCGATCTCAAAGAACTAGACAGCGCCTGGGAAGGGTTCCGCATACAGATCGAGGAACTTATCGACGGCCCGCTGCGCGCGTTAACGCAAAGCCTGAGCAACGTTATTAACAGCATGATGGAGTGGGCGAAAGAAAACCCCAAACTTACGCAAACGTTGCTACTTGTCGGCGGCGGCGGCCTGGCGCTGACGGCGGCAATCGGCGCGACGTCGCTGGCGCTGGGGATCCTGATGGGGCCATTGGCTAAACTGCAACTTGGTTTCACTCTGTTGACTGGCGGGCGAGGCATCGGCGGTACGATCGCCATGTTCCGCACGCTCGGCGGCGTGGCGGGCAGTTCTATGACGCGGATCGGCGGCTGGTCGCAGGTGATGAAGTCGCTGGCCGCAGGATTTGGCCGTCTGCCGGGATTACTCATGCCGTTGCGCGGCATGCTGTTTGCCGCCTTCACGTCGCCGCTGTCGTCGCTTGCCGCGCTGGGTAAGGGCATCGGTATGCTGATGCTGCGTTTAACCGGGCTTCCTGCGCTGTGGGGACTGATTAGCGGCGCGGTTTCGGCGCTTGGCGTCGCCTTGTCGCTGCTTCTTAGTCCTATTGGCCTGATCGGTGCGGCGTTTGTCGCGGCCGGCCTGCTCATCTGGCGATTCTGGGAGCCGATCAAAGCATTTTTTGGCGGTTTCTTTTCCGGTGTTATGCAGTCGCTGCAACCGTTCCGCGACGCTTTCGCCTCATTGTCGCCAGTCTTTGACGCCATCGGCGCCGCTGTTTCCCGCTTGTGGGATTGGTTTAAGCAACTCTCTACCCCGATAGAATCATCCCGCGAATCACTGGAGAAATGCACCAGTGCCGGGGAGAGCTTCGGGCGCGTGCTTGGCGCTGCGCTTAATGCGCTCCTTTGGCCGTTGCAAAAACTAATGGAGGGGATCGGCTGGGTACTGGAAAAACTCGACCTGATACCCGCTGGAATGGATGCCGCTCGTCTTAAAGCGGAAAGCCTGAAAAAAGACCCTGCTATGTGGGAATGGGATCCGCAGCAGAAAAAAATGGTTCAGAAAGGGTGGAACTGGTCGCCGCTCAGCGATGGCAGCAATAAACCGCCTGCTGTCACAACCCCGGCACCGGCTCTAACGGGGGAAAGTGGCACCCAGCGGCGTCTGCAAAAAATTTCCGACAATACCAGTGGCTTGCTGGATGAAACCAAAAAGCGGATAGGGCCGGGGGATATCGTCTTTAAAAATCTTCCTCGCGCTTTCGCCGTGCAAGGTGCCTGGCAGGAAACGCGCGTCGCCGCGCAGAAAGTGCCGCGCGTTGTTTCTCAGCAGATGCAGGACATTACTACGCAACCCATCCGCCAGGGTTCCACGGCGCCCATTGCCACGTCACCCGGCGCGGCGCCATCGTTCAACTTGGTGTTTAACGATGTTGGCAAACAGGATCCGCGCGAGCTGGCGCAGCTTGTTGAACAGAAAATAAGGCAAATCCTCAACGAAAGAGAGCGCACCCGGCGCGGCGCATTCCGCGACCAGGATTAAGGAGAAAATATTATGATGATGGTATTCGGCATGTTTGTGTTTGCCCTCAAAACCGTACCGTACCAGCAATTGCAGCATTCCCAGCAGTGGCGCCACGTGAAGAATGATCGCGTCAACCGATCGGCAAGCTGGCAATATATCGGCGCTGGTGAGTCACAGATCACGCTTAGCGGCGTTCTCTACCCGGAAATCACCGGCGGCAACATGGCGCTATCGGCATTAACGACAATGGGCTACATGGGACGCCCATGGCCGCTGATTGAAGGGACGGGGAAGATTTACGGGATGTATGTTTTAACCGGATTGCAGCGCACAAACGAGGAATTAGACCGCTACGGCAACGCGAAAAAGATAGAGTTTTCTATCAGCCTGCAACGCGTCGATGAGGACTACCGCGAACGGCTGCAATCATCGTCATTCAGTGATGTGCTGACTAATATCCGCAGCGGCGCCACGGAGGCATTTAACGCGGCCAGCTCCGCGGCGGGCGGGTTGCTTTCTTGATGGGATAAAAAAGCACAGCCGGCAAAGGCTGTGCTGCACGTATCGCGCGTTTATGCTTCATATAAAATTCCTGATTACTTGGATAATTTCATATCTTGACAAGCTGCATCAATAGCTGCAATCAGTAACGCCTCTTCCGCCTTTCCCTCTTCCGATGGCTTTAATATTAATATGGGAAATCTGAACACTGCTTTATTCATTTTTTCATCGGAATAGATAGATATATATCCCTGTATTTCAGTACCACAATCAATTTTTTCATCAATTACCCCATGCGCGTTTTCATAGACTGAAACTTCACTTTTTTCATTTTCTGCGCCACACAAAAAATTAAATTTTCCTTTTATTTTCATCAGAAAATCCTCTGAAAATTAAACGTAGTTGCAAGTACGTCCTGAGCGCCCTGTACGGCCTGAAATTTCATTCCAGAAACGCTAAGGGTTACATCATTCATTGTGTTATTAACAATATTGATCCCGGAAGAACTCACATAAATAAGACACTCTCCGCTCACACCATCAAGAGTGCATGATATTGTTGCGCGCCACACTTCTCTGACTGTACTCACAGTCCCATTGCCGGCAAACGTGAATGTCCGAACATCATAGACTACTGATTTTCTTAGCGCGGCATACACTTCAACACCAAATATCCTATAGTCCCGCATATTCATATGTCGGTATGGGGCTAAATAGCTACCTGATACATCAAGTACCTGTGCGCCACCGCGCGCGACATCGCGCAAAGATAATATCTTGCCGGAATGAGTCCACATTGCTCCTTGAGTACCATTCGTAAGCGCGGTATTGCTATTGAAATATTCAAAGTTAGATGAGTGCAGCAGACCGCCGACCAGGCCGCCAAGATATCCCGATTTTATTTTAACTTTAGCAAATGCTGCTCCGTAAAAATCGTGAATAACATCCGGATACCATTTATCTACGCTTGGCTGCCTAACCCCCGTAATTATACCGCTCCATTCTCCGGAACTGAGGGTTTGACCAACTGAGAACAAAGACCCATCATTGCTTACGTCGTGATTCTCATTAATCAATACTTTAAATGTGCCTTCCGGATATTCATACAATGCCATAAGCTCAGCTGTATTCGAACCGTCTGAAACGTCCGATCCACGCTCCAACCCATTAAAGTCTGTTACATTGACGGTTAACTCAGAAAGATGCCGACCATTAAAATCAAATTGCGCGCGAATATCTGAATATTGCGCGCCATGCCGCAACAGCACTCCGCCTTTGTTGAATCCCCGAATAAAATTCACATCGACAATAGTACCTTCGGTCATCGGTGTATCATTTCCTGAGCCGTATTCGACCCATACGCCAATCCCGTCCGAACCATCCCAAAAGCCGCCGGTAATACGATTAGACGCCGACGGCCACGTTTGCGCTCTGCTAATATAGCCGCCCACGCATCCCCTCAGCCTGTCAGCATGGAAATAACTACCCCCAACCCCTTGTTTTATTACGCTTATCCACGCTGCCTTTTCTTCTCCGTGGACATGCACGCAGCGTATATTTAACCCGACCATATTCCCATTCCCGCCAATACTAAAAAGCGGTTTTGCTTCTTTATAGATTGACGGATTAGCCCATGATTTTGTTGGTCTAATTGAGCGAACTATCATATTAAGTGCCGCACCCATCCCCCAGACGCTAATCGAATCAGAAATAGCGTAATCGCCATATGCGGCAACAAAATAACTAGTTTGTGATGCGCGCAAGAAGCTGATTAGTTTGTTAAACGCCGGGAGATCATCGGTCTTACCATCACCAACAGCGCCGAACATTTCTGGCGTCAAAAAAGATATCGCGCTTTGAACCGTACCCCCTTGTGAAACGCCGATCATGCTGGCACCGACACTTGAAGCTAATTGCTGTTTTACCTCGATAACAGCATTATCAACATACGTTCGCGTCGCCAGGACAACAGACGGGTCAATTCTCAACGTTACTGCGTCGGTACTGCTGACGACAATAATCATGCGCACGGTCTGAACCCGGCCAGAACCTTCCTGCAACTTCGGTTTATAGGTTTCCGGGCAGTTCGCGATAGCGATCAGATCGTTATTATCGTCGTACAAGCCAATTTCACGGATCCAAAAACCGCCCTCGGATTCTGGTATAACCTGCTCGGCAATAATCTGGCTGTCGTTTGCCGGGTCAATGCTCAACATATTGAGCGCGGCGCGGCGTTTCTCATTAATTAACGCAGTTTGTGCCGGGTTTGGGGTTGGCAAAACACCGTCACCGTCTCCGACCGCCATCTTAGTGATATTTAATTGATTGCCCAGCGCGGCGGCATTCGCCAGCTTTGCCGTGCCGATATTTGTCAATAATGCAAAGTATGTGCTCATGCTGTTACGCTCATATTATCAATAATGTGAATCCCGGCGCTGCTATAACTTTTCCCTGTAACGCTAATCATCTCCGGCATATAGGGGTAAACCGTCAATTCATCGCCCAGGTATCCCGCCGCCGCCGCGTATGCTTCCCCTTTAACGTCAAGGCTAACGGACAGCCCCGTAAGGTGACGCGAACAGGGCTTCGCTTGTTCGATAAGTCGCTCAAGCTCCCAATACAGCTCACCCGTGATTCCCTGATCGTTAACGCCGACATCAAGTAGAAATGTCCCCGGCTCGCCGCCGTTCTGGAACCACTCGATAACACGAACGGTAAAACCGAACGGTTCGATCGCACGGCGCAAAGCCGTGATGGTTCCCTTTTTCCTGTGAACCATCCACGCCGCTTTTATTACCTGCCGTTTAGTCTGTTCCGACCAATTCTTATCCCAGCGATCAACTGACAGCGCCCACGCCAGATAGGGCAGTAAATCAATCGGGCATTTGTCCGCATTCCACAGCGTGTTTATGTCAACTGCCAGACCGCTAAGCACTTCGGCGGTTTGCGTCACGCGGCGCATAAAATCACTGGAAGAGGGCGGCAGCAGGCTATTATTCATCCGTGCCGCCCTCGCCAATAACGACAGATTCGCACCAGGCCGCTTGCGTTTCATCAATCACAATGTCAACGACCGGTTCTATCAGTTCTACGCGCTGCACGCCCTGCACGTGCAGCGCGGCCATGATCGCCGAACGTGCAACGTCACGGCCGATTTTCCCCTGCGCACTTATCCATGCCGTCAGCGCAGCCTGTGCCGCATTGTGTATCGGCTCTGATTCCGGGCCGGGGTAAAAATAAAGTAGGGCGTTGATTGAATAATTGACGATCTCGGCGCTCTGCACTGTCAACCGGTCAGCAACCGGGCGCTTATCTTCGGCTGATAACGCCGCATCAACAATTGAAAGCAACTCGGCAGATGCGGCGCCGTCGCCATCTGAAGAAAGCACAGACACAACAACCACTGCGGGCGACGGGCTGGTCGCCTTCGCGTCTTTAACTTTCCCGCTGGCGCTTTTAGCAAAATATTCGTATGCGGCCGTTGGCCCGGCCACGCTAAGCCCTTCAAATGCCGCCTGCGCTCGCAGGCGAAACGCATCATCGCTTTCCATCACTGCATCGGCTGTTTCCGTGGCTTCCGTAATGACTAATCGCTCCGTGTTCAGGTTCGCCCCCAGATTATCCAGATCGCCAGAAACCGCATGGCTTAGCATGCAGGCGGCAGCGCCGTCATTAATCCGCTGCCGCAACATCAATTCGCGGTACGTTATGACCTGCGCGATCTGGTTTAACGGCTCAGACTCCAACTCAAGCGCGGCCGTCACGGACGCTTGTTGGTCAGCAGGGAAGGCGGCGATCATGACCGCTTTTACATCCAACAAAATCGCTTCAAAATCCAGCGTCTCGATGATCTGCGGCTGGGGTAGCTGTGATAAATCAACCGTTGCCACTATTCCCCCCTTTTATCGTTATTGTTCCGCTGCTTAGTTCCATCGTTTCAGTAATCAGCCCGGTTAAATTTGCTTCTACTTTGCCGGATGCGGAATAGACTATATCTACCGCGTTCAGTGCAATCCTTGGCTCCCAGCGCGTTAACGCAATAACCGTCGCGCTCATCAGTTGCAGGCGCGTCACTTCGTTTTGCGGGGCATCAATCAAATCCGGCACGATAGAGCCGTAATCTCTGCGCATCACGCGGGATCCGATCGGCGTTGTCAGTATGTCTCGCGCTGACTGCCACAGATGATCACTATCCGTCAGCGTTCCCAGCCCGTTCGGGTTCATTCCCGTATAACGCACGCTCATTTTGTTCCCACCGTCCAGCTCGGGCCGCTCATTACTCCGCCGTGTGAATGGCTATCTACCTGCACGTCATTTGATTTAAATGCGCCGCCTGAATGATTAACGTTGCCTTTCATGTTCCCGCCCTCAGTAAACGAAAAGGTTTTCGCAACAAGATGATCGGTACACTCAACAACCGGGGTTTCCAGCGTTACACCCACTGATGCGACGATGCGCGCCGTCTTCATTCCGTTGGCTTCCAGCGCGCCGGCTCCGGCGTCATAACGCAGCGTGGCGCCGTCCGGGGCTTTGATTACCAATTCGTTGATGCTGCTACCTGGCGCCGGGTTTTCGTCGCTGTACAGACTTCCGAGGATCACGGCGGTTTCTGGGTTTCCGCCGATGCATCCCATCAGAACCTGCTCGCCAACAGAGGGCGGGATCCAGATACTGAATGCCCCGGCTCGCGTTGCTTGCCAACGCAGCCAATCCGTATTCAGTTCGCCGGAATTGACGCGGACACGCCACGAATCAACATCTATCTCTGTTACCGTGCCGACGCGCAGCACGTTACCCAGCAAGCGGAACAGTTCGGCGCTCATGACAACCTCATTGATTCAATCATCTTCTCAGCGATGATCCGCCGGTCTGCTTCGTTCAGGCCAAGCAGCACGCGGCGCGGGTAGTTAACTGATGCCGTACCGCCAACTCTGTCCCGCAAGCCGAACTGATGAACTCTTGCGATATATGCGGCTATGCCGAAAAAACCTATTGTTGCGCCAGAGGTATCTGACCTTGCGCGCAACCATCGCGACGTTCTAAGTCGCCTAAACATGTCTTGCTTTTTAGTTGCATTTTTTTTTGTCTCAGTTAAATCAATGTCTAACCATGCTGAAATATCAGATCTACGAAATGAACGCTCAGCACCTTTTGCTAGGTCATGACCGGTTACCATTTTTGCGTTATTCCGTCCCGTGGTATGACGCCAATCAACCAACTCACGCAAATCGCCGCGATACACCACTCGCAGGCGGCGATGCGTTTTTTTTATTGGGTACCGTCGCTTCTCATACTGCGACCCGTCCGGGTTCTGCTGTCGCGCAATGCGTTGCTGTTGGCTGCGGCGCACGGCGATCGCGATGGCCCTGGCCGATGCGCGGCGCCCCTGCGCGGACATTCCCGTCAGAATGCCGTTAAACACATCATCAAGCTGATGAAAAAGATCGCTATCGCTCATGCGTCAGTTCCTTTAACCATTTCACCCTCAAAGGCTGCATCCCACTCGCTGGCGCCCAGACGCGGACGAGGCTCAGCCAGGTGTTCGGCGGTCACTACGCCGCTGTCGTCGCGCGTAACAATCACCCGTTCCCATACCGGGATTTTGAAAAGAACGTCGGCGGTTTCATCGCTGGCAATATCCGCATCGAATTCAATCAGTTTGTTTTTATCGGGGTTCAGCAACAGATCGGGCTGATTAATGCGCAGCCAGTCCAGGATCGGCAACGTGAGATCGTCAATATTGCCGGGGTAGTCCATCGCAAAGACGCTGATCGGGTAGCGGTACATGAAGGAGCTATCATCGCCGGCTATTTCAATCGTTCCCTTTTCAACCCAGACGGTTACGCCCTCCGGGTTGGCTTTGCACCAACGGTTTTTCTCTGTCAGCGCCGCGCGCAATGATTCAGCTTTTAGCATTACTTTCCCCTCATTGACCCGTTTTTGCCGCATTGCTCAGTCGCTGTATGCGGCGCAAATAAAGATCGGCGATCGCCGCTTTATCATCGTTGCAAGTGTCCAGCGCATCGCTAAGCCGATCACTCCAGATTGCTATCCCGCCCCACGTTACCGGCGATTGCAGCACCGGCCGGGGCGTCGGTGCCGTCAGACTTTCCGGCATCGGCTCGTCCACTATCTTTACCGCCGGCGGCGGGGGCGTGTTTTTGCAACCCATCACTGACAGCAGCAGGCACGACAGTGTTAGCGCACGTATCGCCTTGTGTCGCAGATCGCATCTTTTCACGCCGGTTTTCCCCTTCCGCATTGCGCTTCTGTTCATTTGCCCGTATAGCCGCCAGTGCTTCTCTGGCATCGGCGCCCATCGCTCTGATCTCTTCAAGCACTGCATTCTGTTGCCTGGCGCTGACTGACAACGCCTCATTTTTGGCGCTGCTGGTTCCGCGCTGGTATGTCTGCCAGAGCAGCCCCGCAGATACCAGCGCAAGCAGGGCGGAAAGCACGATCGTTAGCTTCATTTATCTTTCTCCAACCCGCGCAAGCACCAGGCTTTAAAGTCGGTTCGTCGGTTTACTAATCCCGTCGAGCGTTTACCGGCGCTGTTAACAAAATCTGTTAGCCGTGCGCACATCTGCGGCCATTCATGCGCCTGCGCGTGCTTCCATATCGTTGTCCTTTGCTTGCGCCCCTGCCCGTTTGTAAACCACATCAAGTTAGGGCAACCCAAATTCAGCGCCGCATCCGCCATCGCTTCAAAGGGGTATTGCGGCATGGTTTCCCCTTCAAAATTGTTATTGATGCAGTTTTCCGCCCGCTGCATGTCGTTTACCCAGCGGCGCGCAATCTCTTCATTGCTGTATTCCCGCTTTTGCACGTTGCCCGTCGATCCAATTCCGACCGTCAGCACACCGGCGGGGCAGTAATAAGGCGACTGGCGGCAATCTTCCCAACTTGCGGTTTTTTGTTGCGCCTCCGGCGACGTGCGCAGCGTTCCGGGCGATAGCGTCACACCCAACGCCACTATCAGCGCAATAGAACAACGCTTAATTACGGCTTTCATCGTCAAACTCACCCTGTTTAAGAATGGAAACCGCGCGGCGTTCCGAATCATTTAAAGATCGGCTTTCGGCCTGCCGCAAAATCTGCTCAATCAATGCATTGCGGCGACGTTGCGCGCGCTCAATGCGCACGCGGTACAGCCAGGCGCGGGCGGCTGTCACAATACCGATTACCAGCCCGGCAACTGCCACCTTTTCACTGACGGTCATTACCCCGATACCTGTTACCATTGCCGACATAGCGAACGTCACCCAATCATTCAGGCGCTGCAAATCATTCAATCCCATAGCTGCACCGTTTCTTGTTCTGCGCTTTCGGTGATTTCCGGCAGCTCGATTTCTTGTCCGGCGGCGAGAAAAAGCTGATTGCTCAGGCCGGGATTAGCGGCAACAACCGTTTCGGTAACGCCTTCCGTGCGCCCGTAGTGCCGGTAACACAACTGATCGACGGTATCGCCCTGTAACGCTTTCACTTTCACTAAAACGCCTCCGCGAAATTACGCACCACGCCGATAATGTCGGAGATCGCCCAGCGTGCATCGCGCCACAGATCCGCCGCCTGCAAGGTTAATGCGCTGGCGTGCTTCTCGCCCGCGTCGCCGGTTGTATCAACATCGCGGTAGTTCTCAATAAGCAGCGCGCGGGCGATGCTGAACACCGCGCGGCGAAAGCGGTACACCTTCACGCTCTCACCGTTGATCTGAGCCGCAGGAACGAGAGCCAACGACGCATAACCCGCGCTGGCCTGGTCTGCCCGCCACTTATCCAACTGGTCGGCAACATGCGCGACCGCTTCGATCACAACGTGCTTTAGCCGGGTTGTCGTCACCGCGCCGTTAATGCGCATCTCCATGCGAACATCGCTTAGCGAGATCTCCGGCCAGAACGCGCCGGCGCTGACTTTTTCGCCGTTATCATCGGTATCAGGCACATCGTCAGCGGCGGCGGTGACGGTTCGCCCGGCAACAAGGCTCATAATCAAAGCTCCTCAAAAGGTTGGCGGTGAGCGAGTGGAGAAAAGCACAGGCTATGCCTTGCAGATCTCCTCCCGCGCCGCCAGCGCACGGGGCGCAAGTCGGTTATTCGGTTTTTCCAGTCGCAGCTTTCTTTTCTGCTACTTTGCGGGGCGTCGTTTTTCTGGTTTTCGCCGCCGTTTTGCTCGTCGTTTTACGGGCTGCGGTCTTACTCGTCGTCGTGGCCACCACAGCCGAATCTAACGATGCTTCAGCGCCGCTATCAGCAGCATTGCCCGCATCGTTTCCGGCCTCCGCATCTGCTGCTTGGCTGTTTTTCTTAACCAGTCGAGCCAGTCGCTCGATCTCTTTTTTCACCCCGGCGCCAGCATCCAGCTTTAACGCTTCGCGCAGGTATTCCAGCGCCGTCGCCTGGTCTGCCTCAGTTCCGCTACGTAGTGCAAAGGCGCGGGTTTTAAACAGCTTGGCGCGCACCTGATCCGGCATGTCTTTGCCGTCAACAATCTGGGCGACTTCATCCAGCACGGTCAGATACGTGGAGATATCGGCGCTATCGTTGGCTTTCACCTGGACAAGGATCGGATCGCAGATTTCTTCAACCAGCACAGTCGGCGCAGTGCGGTTAAAGCGATCCGGCATAGCGAGGCTGTGAGCGATCACATAGCGCCCGATGCGCACCGCCAACTGATAATCAGCGGCATCAATCGCCCATACCATCAGCGTGACAATCACTTCATCCTGTCGCCCGCTGTCACCTTCCAGCGTGCCGTCAATCCATCCCTCATATTGCGGTAGCAGTTGCTTTTTCAGCTCGGCCTTGGCCTGGTCAGATTGCACTCTGCGTAATGCACTCTGATCCATGCGCAGCCTGTGCAAAATTTGCTCATGCGCTGTGCGGGCGGTGTCCGTCAGCTCGTCGGTTTTGCCGTGGCGTTCCGCCATGACTTTTTGAAAATGTCGTTGTGCCGGTGTCAGCATTGTCCTATCCCCAAAGTGGGGCGGGCTGAGCCCGCCCGCATGCGGTTATCCGTTATTGCCCGTCGGCGGTCGCAAAAGTGATGCCGTCGATAAACGCCACGTTGCCGTAGTCCTCAATGACAAAATCATCATTTGACGATTGATAGGTCGCCACGCGGTTATATTCCGGCTCTTCTTTAATGGTTCGACGCAGCCCGCCGCGCTGGTAATACAGCGACAGGTTCTTAAACGGCGTGATCAGAATGCCGCTTACCGGGAAATACGGGGCGATAAATGTCGGCATATTGCCGACGCGCTCTTGCGCCACAATCAACTGGCCGGCCAGCATTTCGGTGTTTGGGTTGGTCTGGCTCATTGCGTTAATGGCCGGGAAATTACTGGTTGTCAGTAGGTCGCCCGCCAGGATCACTACGTTATCCGGGTTACGCTTATGCCATTCATCCATCAGGCTGTTTTTAGCGTCATAGACTGCGGCGGAAACGTTGCCATAGGTGCCTTTGGCGATGATTTTATTGTCTTCATCGCGCGAGGTTACCGTGATGCCTGAAATCCTGCGGTGCGGTGCCTCCTGACGGATTTTCTCCAGCCAGCCGATGCCGCAATCTTGCAACAGCGGATGGGCAGCGCGATCAGACGGATCGGCGTAACTGGTGCCGTTAAACCCGATCATGATGCGGTCAAGCGACATCTGGCGCGCCATCGCTGAACTGATCAGCGGTTGGAAATTTGGCTGGTGAGCCCAGGCGTCTAACTGCTCATAGCTAATGCCATAGTCATAGTTGACTTTGCGGCAGGTGTAGTTGAGCGGCTCCATGTTGCTGTTATCAGCCGGATTGCGGCGCGTCGTTGTGCTGTTGTTCACCCCGGCCATTGGGCCTTTGCTGCCAACCAGCACTTTCTGACCGATCTGCTGATTAACGCCAAATACGTTAATCAGTTTCAGGAAAGCATCACTTTCCTGCGCCGCGGCCTCCATTCGCTGCTGGCGAGTGGGATCTACAGCAAATTTTGCCGCAACGGCTGCGGGCGACACGCCATTTAACTCGGCCTGTCGCATAACGTACCGATCAAACAGTTGGCGGGTATTATTTTCCATGTTCGTTTTCTCTCGTTGTGAATATCAGTGCTGGCTTAGAAATCGGCCTGCTGCACGTTGCCGCCACCGTTTGCCGGCGGGCGCTGGCTGAAATTGCCGTCAGTGCCTTCCAACTTCTGTTTCAGCGCAGACAGATCGGCGGTCAGCTTTTCAATAACCTGCTTATCACCAGCGCGCGCCTGCTCTGCGGCGCTGAATTGGTCGCTTAAATCGGCCTGCGATTGTGCAACGACTTCAACAGCCTGATGCACCTGACTGAACCGCTCATCGTCGGTTTTTTTGCCTTTGCCCAAAATTCCCATGACGCGGTTAAACCACTGTTTACCTTCCTCGCTATGCTGGGCCGACAGTTCGATAATTTCGGCTTCGATAGCATCGGAAAACATCGGGGCTTCGGTCTGCTGATTGTTGAAGGCCATCACCTGCGCGCGTTGCTGCGCGGCAAACTTAAGGCGCTCAGTACCCAGACTTGCCGGGGTATCCGTCATTGCCAGCCCCATCACGTAGGCTTTTCCGTTGAGGGCGAATTGCGGATGAAGCTCAATGCTGGAAAAAACCTTTTGCCCGGCATCGGTCAGCTGTTTCATGCGCGCAGAGGGTTCGATCTCTGCGTAAAGTGCGGTTCGCCCCGACAATGGGCCGTCAGTAATATCCTCCGCGCTTAGGGCGGTAACATCTCCCATCGCGCCGAAATCGCTACCGGGATAGGGGGAAAGATAGTGCTCAAGGTTGACGCGGGCGCCGTACACCTCCGGGCTGTAATTTGCCGCGGCATCGCGCAGGTGTTCCGGCTTGATTTCTCGCCCATCAACCGTGGCGCCGGATACTGCAACCCTGAACTTTTTACGCGTACTCGTTTTACTTGCCATGTTTGCCTTGCCTGCTCACGAATTGTTTAGCTCCCGGTGATGATTCCATGCCACTTAAACCCTCTCAACGCCTTGTTGTTGTAGGGGAAGTGTCACAACCGGCATAGCAAGAAACTACCCGCGCGCGCGGGTTAATCTCCTCGCCATGAAACAAGGGGAGAGCGATGGCGGTTCAGGAAGCATTCATCAGACTGCGAGCACGGCAACTTTACTGGCAGGGATACCCGCCGGCGGAAATATCGCGCCTGATGGGTATCAATCAAAATACGGTTTACGCCTGGAAGAAACGCGATGAATGGGACGAAACGCCCCCGATCCAGCGTGTTACTACGTCTATTGATGCGCGTCTTGTTCAACTGACTGCGAAAGAGAAAAAGACCGGCGGCGATTTTAAAGAAATCGACCTGCTGACGCGCCAGTTAAAGAAACTGGATAACGGTACAGCGGCGACGCAGCCGAAAAAGAAAGTACGAAAGAAGCAAAATTTCTTTTCGGAAGAACAAATTGTCGCGCTGCGGGGAAAAATTCTTGATTCGCTGCACTGGCATCAGCGGGGCTGGTACGACAATCACCACCACCGCAACCGCATGCTGTTGAAGTCGCGGCAAATCGGGGCCACTTGGTATTTTGCCCGTGAAGCGCTCCTGCGTGCGTTGCGTGATGATGTGAAATATGGCTATCAGCGCAACCAAATATTTCTGTCTGCCAGCCGCCGACAGGCCTTTCAGTTCCGTAACTTCATCCGCGATGCGGCCGCCGAGGTTGACGTCGAATTAAAAGGCGGCGACATGATCAAGCTGTTCAACGGCGCCGAGCTGCATTTTCTCGGCACCTCGGCAGCGTCGGCACAGTCCTATACCGGCAACCTGTATTTTGATGAATTCTTTTGGGTAGGGCGGTTTGCCGAACTGAAAAGGGTGGCCGGCGCCATGGCAACACTTACAGGGCTGACAAGCACCTATTTTTCCACCCCGTCAGCTGAAAGCCACGAGGCTTACCCGTTCTGGACGGGGGAAGCCTTCAACAAAGGGCGCACGCAGGGCAAGCGCGTGGAGTTTGATACGACATGGAAGACGTTGAACAGCGGGGTGATGTGTCCGGATAAAACCTGGCGCCAGATCGTTACCCTGCAAGATGCCGCCGATCACGGCTGGGATCTCACCGATATTGACGAAATCCGCGAGGAAAAAAGCCCGGAAGAGTACGAACAGCTTTATAACTGTGCGTTTATTCGCGACGGCGAAGCTGCCTTTAACTACGACATGCTGCTGTCCTGTGGCGCCGATGGGTATGACGACTGGCCGGACTGGAAACCCTACGCCATGCGCCCGATGGCCGATCGCCCGGTGTGGATTGGCTACGATCCCAATGGCGCCAGCGGGAAGGGTGACAGCGGTGCCATATCCGTTAACGCGGCGCCGCTTATCGCCGGCGGCAAGTTCCGCACGATTGAAACGCAACGCATCCGGGGCCTGGAGTTTGAACAACAGGCTGCGCTGATTATCGGCATGCTCACCCGCTATAACGTGCAACACATTGGCATTGATGGGCAGGGGATTGGCGAGGCGGTTTATCAGTTGGTCAAGAAAGCTTTTCCGGCGGCTGTCTGCTATCAGTTCTCGTTAGCCAGTAAACGTGCGCTGGTACTGAAAATGCAGCAAATGGTACGCGCCGGCCGCTGGGAATATGACCGCAGCGAGCGCGATTTGATCACAGCGTTCAACTCGGTACGCAAAATTGTTACACCCGGCGGGATGATCAGCTATGACACCGACCGATCGCGCGGCGTCAGCCACGGCGATCTTGCCTGGGCAACAATGCTTGCCATTATCAACGAGCCGCTGGGCCAGGACGGCGGCAAAACCATGACGGTTATGGAGTATTAAATTGAGCACACGAAAATCAGCACGCGCCCGGCGCCAATCCGAGTCGCGAAAGGATTTAGCCGCCGAGCTGCAAAAACTCCCCGGCCTCAGCACGTTTACGTTTGATGGCCCCTGGCCGGTCAACTCATCTTATGACCTGCTGGATTCGATGTATTGCGCCGACAATGGCCGGTACTACGAGACGCCGATCAGTTGGTACGGCCTGGCCCGCCAGTTTGGGCATGCCAGCTGGCACCAGTCGGCGCTGATGTTCAAGCGCAACGTGTTAGCCGGCTGCTTTGTTCCCCACAAACTTCTGTCGCGCCAGACGTTCTCCGCCTTTGCACTGGATTGGTTTGTGTTCGGTAATGCATATCTGGAATTTAGAAAGAACATGATCGGTGGGGCGTTGGGTTTGCGTCACTCGCTGGCAAAGTACACCCGGCGCGGGTCAGATCTGGATACCTATTGGTTTATCCAATCCGGCCTACAGGATCACCAATTCAACACTGGCGACGTTTGCCATGTGATCAACCCCGACATTCACCAGGAAATCTACGGCATGCCCGAATACCTGGCGGGGTTGTTGTCCGCCAATCTGTCACACTCGGCTGACAAGTTCCGCACGTTGTATTATGACAATGGCAGCCATGCCGGTTGTATCGTGTACGTCAACAGTGCCATGGCTGACCAGGCAAGCATCGATCAACTACAGAAGACATTGACAGACACAAGGCGGGGCGGGGCATTCAAAAACATCCTGCTACATGCGCCTAACGGGGGTAAAGACTCGGTTCAGGTGCTGCCGTTCAGCCAGATATCCGCCAAGGATGAATTTCTCGGCGTCAAGACAGCCACCCGCGATGACATTCTGGCGGCGCACCGCGTGCCTCCGCAGTTGATGGGTGTGATCCCGCAGGGTAACGGCTCGTTTGGTGACGTTGAGAAGTCGGCTAAGGTGTTTGCCATTAACGAATTAACGCCGGTGATGGAAGCCATGAAACACGTTAACGACTGGCTGGGCGAGGAGGTGATCCGCTTCAACCCCTACGCGCTGCTGGATACCGACAAATAAATCATTACCGCCATGCTTCCCGTCGGCGGCGTGGCGTCCCAGGCAACATAGTCATTGCTGACTGTTCCGGTCAACGCCCCCGATAACTCCCCAGACGCTATGCATCGAGCATAGCCACAACCGATCCGTTTACCGCATCCCATGAACCCCGCGTCAGACGCAACAGGCGGCACTCTGGCGCGCTCTCTCGTCCTCGCTCGACTGATGCACCGATGAGGTGCGCGCCTCACAACGGGCGGCTCAGGCGACACCAGACCCCCTACCTAGCCCCCAAAGCGCGCGCTTACTCCCCCGCCTCGCCTGCGCGCTAAACATGCCTCTTTTTGTGCAATATCTCAGGGTAGGGAGAACCGCGCCAGCACTAGCGCGGGATGGTATTCAATGATGTGAAAAAATTGTGCAAATTTGTGCAGTGTTTTGCAGTGATTTTTACAGGAAAAATAAATCCCGCCGGAGTGGGAGATCGTTAAGCGAGCTTCATTCGTTCGTTAAGCGTTTCGACGATAAACGCATTCACTGAAACCTGGCGTTCAGCGGCGGCAATGGTCAGCCGTTCTCCGAACGATTCAGGGTAGCGGAGGGTGAACGTTTTCACTTTCTCTTCACGCTCATAGGGATCGATTCCGCTTTCCTGACAATCTGCCAGATATTCACGTAGTGAGATTTCTCCCTCACTCCTTAGCCCATCAATGCTATCGGCTACAAAGTCACAATAGCCTGATAAACCAATAAACTTACCACGAAACATGCCAATTTCAGGCACATAACTAATGATGGCCGGTTGCCCGGCAACAACCATCGTATTTGGTGTATTAAGTGCTTTAGTCATGGTTTTACCCCTATACTTTCCAACCATTCACGCAGGCTGACCAACGCGCCTTTATCAGTATCCGGTGACGGATGCGGACGATGGAATCGGGCAATGCTCCCGTTCAGAAAAAATCGTACTCTTGAGCCGCTTCCTTCCTTAATCTCACCACCTAACGCAGTGATAAGTGACTCAATATTCGACCATTTAACACCAGAGAGTACCGGCGTTTTGAAAATCTGATTCAGCGTTTCCCGCTGTTTTTTTCTCAGACTGGCTATTTTTTCCTGCATTGCCTGTTCCATGAAGTCACCTTTTGAAGTCATTATAGATATTCTTTATGTGAAGTCAAGTTGTGAAGTCAAAGTGAGCTATCTATTTTGTTTAACTCGCTCATCACCGCCAGCCGTTCCGCTGACGACATAGCCCGGTACTTCGCCGCCCATCTTTCCGCTTTACGCTTGATGCGCTGCCGATCAATGTAATCTTTACCGGCATACTTGGCGCTGTAGGCCGAGCTTTCTGGATAGTTCATCCATAGTTTTTCCGTCCTGGCCCCGCCGCGCGTCATCACTTGGAACGTAACCGATCGCCAGCCCTTTAAAAGCTCGTCATAGAGCGCTGACGGATAGCCGGAAATCATTACGCTGCAAGGAACCTGCCGCAGAATAGCGATCAAATCCCGATGATCTTCAACCGTGTATTCATGCCGATAGCGAGCGCTGCCGGTTCTGGTTTCCAGCAAATATGGCGGGTCTGCGTAAATCAGCGTGCGGCCCATCGCTTCAAGGTCATGACTTTGCAGGAAATCAACTGCATCCTCATTGATGATTCGTAGCCGCGTATCCAGCGTGTCTACAAAATCAGGATTGAACTGGCAGAACTCTTCAACGGTGATTGGGTCAATGTCAACACCAACATTCATCCGCGCGGGCGGCTTATTCAGCATGACGGCGCCACCGCCCAGATGAGTCTCAACGTACACATCATGCGGCGGCATGTTAGCGATAATTTTTTGATATGCGCCTGACGCGGCCTTGCTTCCCAAATACCCCATATTTCCCCCTTTTGGTACCACATAGCTGTTTTTATCTGTGCTGCAGCAGTGTCATTTCTGACTGTGATCGATGCCGCTGGCCAGCACAGCCATTTACGACTGTGCGGCTAGTTCCCGCAGTGCGGCGATACGTTGCAATAACGCCGCTGCTTTATCCTGATCCCCGGATTCCCGGCCGTTCAGCGGCGCGCAGTACAGGCACCCGTCAGCGCGCGCAATGTATGACCGGCCAGCAACGGCGATCGCATGGCCCATCGCCAGGCGCTGAATCTCTCCGCTGCTGATATCCCAGCCCAGCGAGCGGGCGAAATCGGCAACGCTGGCGCGCCATTCGTCCGACAGTTTGATAACCGCCTGTTTTTCATTCGCTTTAATGGGCTGACTTGTGGACGAGTGTTTGTTATGTCGCCGATCCGGCGGCTGCGATCTGAGCCTGCCTAGCAATGCGCGCCGTTCCGCGTCCGTCATCTGTTGAAAGTCGATGCTTTCTTGTTCAGACGTACCGTCAATCTCTCTATCGGTTGACTCGGAAATGTTTATTTTTTCGTCTACCGTAGAGTTATTGACAGAACTCCAAGCGTCGCCGGGGGGCGACGTAACAGCCAAAGCCCTCCCGCCGCTGGCATTGGCGCCATCGTCAACGGCCTGTTTTTTCCTGATTTTCCACTTGATCAAGCGGGTACAAATACGTGAGAGCGCGCCCAGGCGCGGAGAAAACACCCCGAATATTTTTTCTGGCGTTTCGCCGTAGGTGTTCTGCTCGTCGGCTTCTTCATAAGCGATGCGCACCGTATAGCGTTCGCGTGGGATCAGTACGCCGCCTTGCTTCTCGATGTAAGTAGCGAAACAGCCCGCATCCGCTGCCGCTAACACGGCATCCATTGCGGGATCGGCAAGCTGCGGCGCTCCGCGTTTGAATGCGCCGGTTTCTTTCTGCGCCGCGGTTAACTGGTTCGCCAGTCGGCGCAACTCGCGCCATACCGTCACCGGTGGCATGCCGAACGGCTGAAACTGCCGGATATTATGCTGGGACGCCCAGGCCATCGCATACTTTGCCGTATCGCTCAGCGGCTTACCGGTTTCATTGTCCAGCTCGCCATCCAGCGCGTAACCATCAATGTTTTTGCTGATGTACTTCGCCACGTAAGCGGTGGCGCTGCCTTTCTGTGGGTCGAGTTTCTTCGCTTTAAAGCGGGCGCCCGTATTGCGGCCCAGCTCGGCCCGATCTTCGGCAATAAAGTAATCGCGCAGAATATCGGTTATTTCCTTTCTGTCATCCGGCGGCATGAACAAAAGCACGTGCCAGTGCGGCGTAGCGTCGTGATGCGGTTCCGCAACGCGGAAGCCATACGGGCGCAGGTTGCGGCGATTGAGTGCAGACATTGCCCGCGCCCATGTTTTGCATAGATAACGCTGCCCCTGGCGCGGTGAAGTGTGATCCCATTTAGGGTTTTGATGCCCGTTCTGCGTGTTCGCGTGATAGCGAGAAGGGCAGGTGATAGTCAGAAAAATACCGGCATCGCCGCGCGCCATAGCGACCATTTCAACGCCAGCCATGCGGGTCATTAGTTCATGCCGGCGTATGGCTGGGTTACTGGTGCTGGCATAAACCATGTTTTCCAGTGATGCAATGTTGCCATCCTCATCAACCAATTCATGAGACTGGAAAAAAGCGCGGTTTTTGCGGCGCTGCTCTTGCCACTGGTTCAGCGCGTCGATGCTGACGTATGGCATCCTCTTTTTGTGGATCACGCCGATAGCGCGGAACTGGTTTTCTCTCCACTCGCAACGCAGACGCCACAACTTACGCCCCCACCATTCCGGGCTGGTAATGCGTAGAATGGCGGAGCAAATACGATTACGTGATTCGGCATCACCGATAATCACACCCCAGCACGGCGGCGTTACGCGCAGCGCCAAGATTTCCCGGCCAAGATGCCAGAAAAGAGCCTGAATATCGTCATTCGCCATTTCTTCCGGCGAGGTGTCGCCGCATTCCGTTTCAAACATTTCCGCGACACTAGCGGCAATAGTATGGCCGGCGTTGATCGCCTCCTGCTTAGTGAACTCGGCCAGGTGCGGCCAGCGGGCGCGCCAGTACATTGCCAACTCTGACGAAAAACCATCGCGCACGCTTTGCTTGGCGCGTACGGCTTCAAGACGCAGCAGGGCTTTTTTCACGGTTCCCATGAAAAAGGCGCTGACGTGTCGCGGCTCGCGGTTGGCCCGCAGCCATTCTATTTTTTGTCGGTAGGTGTCGCGGATAAAAAACGGTTGTTCGCGTAACCTGGCTTCAACGCCTTCCGGCGTTTTCATCCAGCCGCTTTGTTCTTCCAGGTATTCCGCGCGGGCTTTTTCTGCAAACTCATGCCGGATGTACAGCAAGGTGCCGTTAGGCTCTGAACGATCCAGCCTGGCGATGGCCTGATTAAAGTCTAAATCTGGCGCAGAAATGGCGCGCGCAACGAGGCGTTTTAAGTGAAGGTCAACGACAGGATGCTGTTTAACTTCCGCAGTCGGTAGGGCAGGGGAAGATCCGGCGCTCTCAGAGAAGGGAGAGATCGCCGGGCGCGGGGCATTCCAGGGATAGGCCCATTGCTGGGGCATTATTCACCCCGCCGAACGTCAAGATATGCCGCTATGAATGCTTTGGCCGCTTCCGCGTTGATCGCATTTCCGTAGGCGCGCAGTCGTCCCACTCGGCCGGCAATCCCATCAGCCATCGGGAATGTGCCGGGTTCAACTGGCCTCCACTTCCTATCCCGGCAGAAAATCCAATCTGCATCACGCCAGAAGCCGTTAACCTGCAAGGCCCGGCGATCGCCGCAAAGTCCTGTAACCTCTGCTGGTTCTTTTTCCCGCGCTGATCTTTCATGTTCAGCGCGCGGTCTGGATTCCCCGATCTGTCGTTGCTTGCCGATAACGGAGTCGGCCAGCCCGCAAGCCCTACCACATGCGCCAGCATCAACTGTCTTTTGCTGTTCGAATTTAGGCGCGTTAACGCATTCTGAGGATGATGATCCGAATCCTGCGCGCTGGTTGTCGGCCATCCCGATAACTGCGACGCCGATTGCAGATTCATTCCTCCCATCCTGCCGCTGGTTCCTGCTCCGGTTCCGTTGTTCGCTGTTGGCGTCGGCCAGCCCGTTAAGTAAGCTTGCCTCGGTAGCTGATCTATCCTCTCCTTTCCATCGCGCAGCGCTATCATTCCCGGGGTGTCTTTCCAGTCCCTTGTGGTTGGTGTTATCCAGCCCGCTAGCACACCAATAGGCGCGGTCACGGATATGCGGGGCGCCGACGCCCGCAGACGGGAACGGGACAAGCCCAAAGGCGTAGTCCATTTCTTCCAAGTCAGTTTGTACAAGGTCGAACCATGCATTTGCGTTACCGCTTGCAACCTGTTCGCCAAAGACGTGCTGAGGTCTGCACTGACGGATGAGCCAATGGAATGATGGCCACAAGTGCCGCTCGTCATCAAAACCCGTCGCCTTTGCCTGCCGCGCTGAAAGGTTGGCAAGGGCAGGATCCCGTCCAGACTGGTTTATCATCCGGCCATCCTGCGCGGCGCAGGGCGTATGACCAGACGCCGATCCCGGCAAAGAAATGGCATTGCGTGTAGTTTTTAAGGTCATCAGGTGTCACATCCTCAATTGAACGCTCGTCAACATCGCCGGGCGCAATATGGCCGGCAGCAATAAGGTTGCGCAGCCATTGGGCTGCAAAGGGATCGATCTCGTTGTAGTAGGCGGCCATTATTCACACACCCCGGCATACACACTGTTGCAAACCATCGGATCGACAGCTTCGCCCAATAAATCGAACTGGCGCCCCCCTCTGGTTGTTAACGCCCAATCTCTGTACGTTTGGATGCCGTGAGACTCGACGCTAATACACTCAATGCGCCGTTCTGCTTTTTTGGGATCGTTTGTTGATGGGAAAAACGTTGAATTTTGGCGGCGGCTACAGGCAGCAACGAGACGTTCCCACTTGGCTACTCGCTCAATCTCCTCCGGCCAGCGGCGGAATATTTCTGCCAATTCGGATTTTCTGGCTTGAATGCATGGCATGCATCCGACGCGGCTACAGCCTTGCTCGTATAGCGGATTTGGCTTGATACCGTGACGCTTTGCCAATGCGAAAACATCGGCATGCTTCCAATGAAGAATAGGGCGATAGATGCTTAGGCGAGGGCCAATATCAAAGCCGGATTCCCACTCAGATAAAAGCGCACGCGGGGCGGACTCTTCAGCGCGTACCCCTTGCCATGAGACAACCTCAAACCCTGCATCAATAATTGGTTCAACAACCTGTAAACGGATTGGCTCATGTTTTAGTTCTGTAGAGCAAAAACGCCGTTTCGTTGACGGGAAGCGGCCCTTCCACATGCACAAATCAAGAAATGGAATACCAGTGGGATGCAAGGTATCTAATGCGGTGGCGATAATATTTGCGGCCTGCTCGTCAGTAAAACCACATTCTGAAACAAGGGTGACAGGCCACTTTTCGGCAATAAATTTGCGCTTACCTTCAATGTGAGTAGAGAAATCAGCATGGACACGCCTTATTTTCCCTAGCTTGGACTCCAGATAATCCAAATACTCCATTGTCTGAGGGTGTTCATGACCCGTGTCGGCGAATGCCGGGATATGATCAGCGCCGCTCTCAATGGCTAATAGCCATTGAGCAAGACTATCCTTACCTCCTGAAACGGAAATAACGTTGATTGTGTTTGGCTCCAAGCATAGGGGATTAACAGCAAAAGGGATCATTTACTCACCCCTACATCCAGCACACCAATCAATTCCCCGGCCTTTTTGCGTGAAACCGCGGCGGCACCCAGCGAGCGGCTTACGCCAATCTCATAAAACTTGTAATTCTGGTAAATTTCGCGCGTGGCGGGGGTATCGCTATTTGAAATAACTACGGCGGCGCCAGTTTCGTAACGAACGATTCTTAGGTATTTAGCCAATGCGCGGTGGCTCTCGACGGTAAATGCTCTGTGGTGATATTGCGTGAAATTTGCCGTGTCACTGACCGGCAGGTAGGGCGGATCGCAATAGATAACGCTGCGTTCATTTATCGCTTTCGCGGCCAGCACTTTCCGAAAATCTGCCGCGATAAAACAGGTTGTGGTGTCGTTGGCCTTTTCCGCAAACAGCCTTATCTCTGCTTCCGGGAAGTAAGGTTTTTTATAGCTTCCGAACGGGACATTAAAAAAACCTGATGCGTTGTACCGGCAAATACCGTTAAAGCAATGGCGATTCAGGTATAGAAATAACGCGGCTTTTAGCATGTGTTCATCGTCAGATATGGCGTTGAACTTGTCGCGGTTGCGATAAAACTCGCTCTTGCTATTGCCGTTTTTGAATAACTCTTTTGCTGTGCTGATAAATGCCTGAGTGGCGCCCTTAGCCATCCGATATGTATTAATCAGGTCAGCGTTAATATCAGCCAGCACATAGCGGGGATAATCGGTATTCAGGAACACGGACGCGCCGCCGACAAACGGCTCAAACAGGCGATCGCCTTTCGGCAGGAGTGGCAGCAAATCGGGCAGGACGCGGGTTTTACCCCCCGCCCATTTGATGAACGGGCGGATCATTTCGGCGCCCTCTCGTTTATTACCTGGGCCAAACGTTCAATCAGCGCCGTTTGCATTGCTGCTGGTGATGATGGTTCCAACCCAGCAAAGAAATCCGCGACCTCACTGAATACCAAATCGCTTAGCGGCTTATATAGATTCTTGTCATACCTCCATTTGCCATCATCAGAAATCAATGCGCCTGCTGAAACTCCCTTTGCTGGATCATAAAAAACAGCTAGCCCCAGACGGTGAAAAAACTCTTGATTGATAGTCTTCAACAGACCGCGGGCGCTTAATTCATTCCAATCAATCCAATCACAACCGCCTATTTTTTGCGGGCGTTCCCCTTCATGGTGTAGGTTGCTCCAGACATAAGTAACCAACCCGGCCTGGTTAATCGCATCATCAAGCGCGTGATGTTTAACCCCGTCAAACATCTGCGTGCCGACGCCTTTCGCCAGCCCCAAAGCCTCAATAGCCCTGACGTCCCGCTCATTCCAATATTTCCACGGAACATCGTCAAAACTTAAACCAAATGCCGTTCTCAGAATGACGCAATCAAAAGACGGGCTTTTCGCCCACACTTTCAGCGAACCTAGATCATCGGCGTTATCTGTCAGCCAGTCGCTAAAACCGCCGAGCGCATCACGCATCGATACGGCATCATCACCGACTAGCTCGGCGCGCGCTTCGGATGGCTGGCGCAACCACCATTTGATAGTATCGCCATCCGCTACCGCGCCTTTTTCCATGTGATTCTCAAAGTCAACGCGGGTATAGAACTCTTCACCCAGGCCATAATTTTCCGGGTCAAAGAACACGGCGCCGATGGCGGCAATCGGTGCGTTAGGCTTTTTACCCAATGTTTCTAAATCAATCATGACGTTATTCATTTTTCACCCCGATAGTGTTTACTTTTCTGTTCGCTAATGCCTTGGCAATGTACGCAGAGCGACACGCCAGGAACGGCAACGCGGCGCGCTTCCGGTATTGGCGCGTCGCAGTTTTCGCAAGTAAAAGCGGATGGCGCCGCAGACTTGCGGCGGGCGGCGGCGATATGCGCATCGCGTATCATGTCTTGCTGCTCTTGCGCGGCGTCCATGTAATCAGCCATCAGATAATCTCCTGCGCCGATGACTCAAAGCGGCCCGCCTCGGCGCGCAGCAGTTCAATGATTTCCGTGGCCGAAAGCCCTTTGTTCTGCGCATGAATAGACAGCGCATCAAGACGAACGGAAAAGCCAAAATGCTGGTCTTTTTTTTCTTCCAGTTTTGCTTTTTTCAGAAGCTCGGTAAGCGCTTCATTTCCTGCCGTACTCATTTTTCTAACTTGCGCATTTCTCATCGTGATTTCCTTTTTTCAGGTAATAGAAAGCCCGGCGGGTTTACGCCATAAAAAATGGGTTTTATTACGGTTAAAGAATTAAATGTTTTGGGAATAAACTCACAACTGCCTTAAGTTTATTCATTGTCTTAATCAGCCTTGTTTTTTCGTCAGTTGTCAGTTCATTAAAATTCAAGTGATGACGCTCTTTACTGATATCTGCCAAATAAAAAATTGCAGCCAGCACGCGCATATTTTCGTGATAATCACGATCTATCTTGTCCCGCATATCATCAATAAAACGGCACATATCCTTTTCACTGTCCGACTGAAAGAATTTCCCCCTTAGCGCGGCGATGTGGTTAAGCCCGTCCGTTCTGGTGCTGATGCTCAGCGGAACGGCGCGAGCGGCTTCGGTGTTAGCCACGACGGATAACCCGCTTCGTCCAGGCGGCGGAAAACTCCGGCTGGCGCGTCATTCCTTCGCTGTACCATTGGTTGCTGTGAGTCTTAATGAACTGGTACAACGGGTAATCGAGGTAATAAAGCGCATCGGCCAGACTTTCCAGCGAGGATAAAACGCTGATCTTGCAATAGCCGTTATCACTGCCATGCTCGCGCACTTCCGCAGGCTGAAGCAGAAAGCTATTGGCCGCGTCATCGGCCGCTTGCAGCCATATTCCCGGATTGTGATTGATAGTTTCCATAATCATCACCGTTACGCGGAAAGGTTAATTAACCGCGCAAACCAGCGGCGGCGTGTTGCAGGCGGCATATAAGGTTTTTGGCGCCCAGGGAAAAAATAAACCTGGCTTGGTTTTGGCTGAATGCGGCGACCGCTCGGCAACTCCAGCCAGCCTTTATTTTCTGGCTGCGGCGCTGGTGATTGAGATATTAATAAACGCGCGATGCTAATCATTTTTAACTCCGCATAATTTATCTATGGTTTTACATGCTTCTGCCAGCGCAAAATCCAACCCGAAATAATCGCATTCGCGTGTAATTTGATAACGCTGACGGTTATATGGTTTTTTACGTGGCAACTTTAAAATAGTGAAACCACGATATAGCGACGTTTTGCTATTTAGCTGAACCAGATTCACGACGCCTCTCTTATTTATTACAGCCCCAGCCACAATAACCATGCGTCGCGCTGTTCTTTCGGGCGATTCATGAAGGCGTCACGCATAGCGCGATTGAATTCTGGGATATACACCCAATTTTCACCACGGCGCGGGTTTGGGTTTTCCGGGTTAATCCACGGAATCAGCGGCAGCTTTCCGTTATCAACCATGCCCTTTACTGCCGCTTCCGATTTCCCGATCATTTCTGCAAACTTCTGATACGGAACTGCGTCAACCGGGTGGCGAATCTCATAAACACCGTCTGCCATTGCTGGACTCCTTTTTTTCAATTATTGGAATGTGTGCCGGGGTTTTTAGCCACGCCCGGCGCGTGGCTTGTGCTATCTTTTTTCTGTCCGTTTGTTCTGGTGGGAACTATGGACAAACAACTACTCACGTAAGGAATCGGTTATGAATCATGAAGAAAAAGTTCTTTTCCTGTTTGCTCAAACCTGTACGCTTCTAAGTGGTCAGTTATCCAAGGGTGGTAAAGATACATCAAATTAACCACTGCACTTAACTGATGGTCAGTAAATTCCTTGCCCGAATTGCTGGCCTCTTTTTTCATGAACCCCAATGTATTTACAGCCAACGCTACGAGGTCGGCAGGTTCGGCCTTGACTAAAGCGCCCTCATTCTCTTTGCTCATCCGTTCACCCCTTCACCGTGTCGTGATACTCTCATTCGATCACCAATCGCTTAGGCTTGCTTTCTGTTGCTTGCTTGTGCGGTTGGTTTTTCGTGCCTCAAAAGGTTCCTACAAACAGACCTTTTGCAGGAATATAGTCTTTAACTTGGAACTTTGTCAAATGAATATGGGACAAAAAATCAGGGCGATTAGGAAGGCTGAAGGCCTTACACAAGCAAAATTCTGTGAAATCAGCGGGATGGCGCTAAGCACTTTAAAGAATTATGAGGGCGGGCACGCCGAACCCGGCATTCAATCGGTAATGCTTCTTACAAGATGTAAGCAGTTTGAAAAATACACCCTATGGCTGATGACGGATAAGACAGCGCCAGCGGCTGGGCAGATAGCACCGGCCCTCGCACACATTGGGCCAGACTCAACGCAATCCAACCACTCAGACAAACAGACTGGTTAACGCTCTATAAACATTACATTTTCACTATCTGTTATCAGGATTGTGAACTGACCGCCGGAGGGCTTTCTTATGGCAATTAAGAAGCTCGATGATGGTCAATATGAAGTGGACATACGCCCGATCGGACGCAAAGGAAAACGCATCCGGCGGAAGTTTGAGAAGAAAACGGAAGCGGTAGCTTTTGAACGCTATACGTTATCCAGAACGGATAAAAAAGAGTGGCAGCACGGCTATGGCGTTGAGCGTCGCCAGCTCAGTGAACTGGTCGAATTATGGTGGCTTTATCACGGCCAGACGTTGAAAAACGGCATGATTGAAAAGCGACACCTGAAACGTACAACTGAACAGATGGGCGACCCGGAGATCTGCCGGATAAATAAACGCGCGATACTGGAATTCCGCACGCTGCGGTTGACTGGCGGCACCAACCCGTCAACCATTAACCGCGATATGTACCGGCTTTCCGGCATGTTTTCGGCGTTGATTAAGCTGGAAGTCTATGCGGGTGATAATCCGCTAAAAGGCTTGCCGCCGCTAACTGAAAAACCGGCATCGGTCACATTCCTGGCGGAAGCGGAGATCGCGCGGCTGCTGGCAGTGCTGGAAGGCGACGCGTACAGGTTGGCGGTGTTATGCCTGAGCACCGGGGCAAGATGGGGAGAGGCCAGCGCGTTACGCGCAGGTCAGATAGTGAATCACCGGGTGACGTTTACGGAAACAAAGAACGGCAAAAATAGAACCATCCCCATTTCGGAAGAGGTGGAACGGACTATTAAAACCCGCGAAACCGGCAGGCTGTTTAAGGTTGACTATCCGGCGTTCTGTGAGCAAATCAGGGCGGTAAAGCCGGATATACCGAAAGGCCAGGCATCGCACATTTTGCGGCATACGTTTGCCAGCCACTTTGTGATGAACGGGGGAAGTCTGGTCGCGCTACAGCAGATTTTGGGTCATGCCAGCATCCAGCAGACCATGACTTACGCGCACCTGGCGCCGGACTATCTGGAAAATGCTATTACGCTCAACCCATTACGGGGAAAAATAGCCGTTTGA